ATGGCGACGCGTAGCGTCTTATCCGGCCTACGGGTTATGCGTTTGTTGCAGGGGCAGGTAGGGACTTCATCGCCAGATGGCGACGTGGCTAAAGTTTATCGGCGTGGTGCATCAGCACAAACTTATCCCACAGCTGCTCTTCTGTTTCGACATGCGCCGGATCTTTCAAAATAGTATTGGGGATCGGGCACACCTTCTGGCAGGTTGGCGTGTCGTAATGGCCTACGCATTCCGTACACTTGTCGCTGTTAATCTCGTAAATGCTATCACCCATCGAAATCGCCTCATTCGGGCATTCGGGCTCGCACATATCGCAATTGATACAGCGTTTAGTAATTAGTAAAGACATTTCAATGAATTACCGTTAAATCATTTTAAAATCAGCAAGTTAAAGAGTTTCTCTATCACTCTCTATTATTTACTTACTGTATGTTGATACAGTGTATTTAACCCTGATAAACTCAGTCCAGTAACACAAAGCCGCAACACATTGCATTTTGTCACGCTGAAAAGACCTGCATGTGTGAGCTTGTTTTCTGTGCCTTCGCAGATAAGGATTGAGAATGCCGCGCACTGTAACACATAAACCGGATAGCCCCAATAATGACGATGTTTTAGCCGCGTCTGAAAAGTGGGATGCCTGTAAACCCCCCTATACCAGCTCACACATGAAAATCTGTGTTGCTGCCGCCAAAATTATCCTCTCAGCCTCCGGCGTCGCCCGCCGTTCCAAATACGAAAAAGAAAATTATCTCCGCATTGATTTTAGTAAAGCAGGTAAGGTGACCTTTTACGCTGAGTTCCCTAAAAAGATGGGGCTGAAAGGTAAAAAACTTGGCGAATGGCCGGAACTCGCAATTCAAATAGCCAGAGAGAAAGCATCAGAAATGGCAGAGGGTGGGTTGCGTGCTGAATCCGTCCACTCCGCTTTGGAAATGTACCGTGACGACCTTAAAGCAAAAGTCGACCGGCAGAAGTTAAGTCCTGATAGCTTCACGACCTACGGGGTACGTATCGACAGAATCAAAGCAACGTTCGGAGAGCGTGAAGTATTCAGTGATGTGACATACAGTCGGCTGGTGGATGTTCTGGATGAGTGGATCGCAACACGTTCCAATAATAACGCGCTAGAGTTATTTGGTGAGCTTCGTCGGTTCTGGAAATTTTGTGCTCCTACACTTTGCAATGGGCGTAACATTGCCGCCAGTTTGCCAGATGATTATGTTTCTTCTCGTGTGCAGAAACCAACCCCAACGCGACTATTTACGGATATTGAATCAATCGCCCGCCTTTGGCTCAATGTGGCTGCCTGCACCTCTATACACCAGAAAAATGCCGTTAGATTCATGATTATTACTGGCGTTCGCCCGATAAACATTAATAACTTGCGCTGGGATTACGTCAACGAGGGTACAGATGAAATCGTTTATCCAGAAGGCGTGATCGGTATGCGCGGGGCGATGAAAACACAAAAGGCTTTCCGCCTGCCGATAACGCCAGAGATCAGGCGGATTATCGACGAGCAGAAAGCCTGGCGCGATTCAGTTCCTGAATGCAATAAAGATTATGTGTTCTTGCAGCCGCGCGACCCTATGCAAGCATTTTCAAAACGATCACTTGATAAACTGGTGAAAACATACAGCCCGGAAGGGGCGGTAAAGGGTATGAAGCATGACGGGACAATAAAAGGGAAAGAAGGGGCATTTAATACGATGTGCCGTAAATTCCTTAAGAGCAATGTAATTGCCCTGATGAAGGAAAGAGGCTACTCCCGATCAGATAGAAGGGAAGTAAGCCTCCTGTGCCTTCACCATTCCAGCAAGTCAGATGACCCGATGGCAGAACACTACGACTTTTCAGATGAGATTTTGCAGGAAGAGATTGCGTTAAAGCGCGAGGCATTTGAGGCTCACGAGCGGAGCATACTCGCGCAGGTTGCGCTGCTAAGGCGACGGGGTTGAATGACTCTCGATGCCCATTAAAAACTATGGACGTGTCGTTGAACGTTATTTAAAACGCAGATAGAATCAAGAAGAATCCTAAATAAATGGAATATTGTTTATGGCTAAGAAAATCGCATTACTGGGCTTTTCTGCTCTTTTTGTTGCGAGTGTTGCTTTTGCTGAAACCGCAAGTAATTGGATTGAGGTTACTACAGCTGATGATGGCATTTTTTCAGCAAAAAGAGGCACATTTAGAAGTGTAAAAGGTGAATCATCTGCTTTGTTCATGTATCAAACAAAAAATAAAAAAGTTGAGTATTACAAAGTAAGTATTAAAGATGCCGACTGCGATAGTGGATACGGGGAGTTAAAATTCTTCTATATGGATGGGAGATTGGCTTTCAAAGGTGATTATGTTGCGGAAGGGAACAGCGTAGGCGCTGGTGTTGGTGATTTTATGTGTGGTGTCAGAAATGCTGTTAACTCACAAAAAAGTTAACGAGGGGCATTTGTTAAAAACAATAGCCCCATATCAATATCAGGTTAATACTGGCTCCGGCATTTCTGGATAAAAGCCTCCACGTTACGGCGCTCATAGCGAACGACTTTAGCGCTAAATTTTACAGGGGCCAGTGTAGAGCGGTGCCGGTGTTCTGTATTCCATTTACATAATGTTTTTTGCGTAATCCCCAGTTTCTGGCATACCTCGTCCGGAGTGAGGAGATCATCAGGTTGTTCAATCATTTTATTCCTCGCTGTTATCGGGGGTGATGATAAGCCGCTTCCAGATAGCCGACACATACTTAACCTGATGCTTGGCATCGGCAAGAGCATTATGCATGTCACCTTCAAACGGTATGTCCCGGCGTGGGTTGATTCCTATTTGCCTTCCTAATTCGACGATAGTTCGGACATCACGATCATTCCAGAATTTCCACATACAGGGGATTAATTCACGGTCATAGCTGGCACGGAGGATTACATTGTCAAATGTAGCTCCATTACCCCAAACCTGAACTTTATCAATGTCAGAGTTATCAAGAATAAAGGTGTTCAGCTTTATCAGGGCGGTTGAAATCGTTATTGCATCCTTATCGCAAATAGCCATCCGAGCTTCTTCGCTTTGCTGCATCCACCAAATTATTGTTTCTGGGTCAGGAACGGCACCTCCAGCAATCGCGCTTTTCAGGCTAACAACCCGGTAAAATTCAGAGCCCAGTTCACCAGTGGATGGATCAAAAAACACAGCACCAATAGAGACGATAGGAGCATTTGGTTTATTCCCCATAGTTTCAAGGTCGATCATTAAATTGTTCACGTTATATATTCTCCTGCTGCGGTGCTGCTGCCTGCTCAGCTGCCATAGCTGCATCGATTTGCTCACGTAATTTGGTCGCGTGATAATCGTCATCTTCATCCGTGATGGTCTGCGACCAGAAAATGCTATGGCTTCCGTAAACCATAGGTTCACGAACATCAACGGTTTTAGATACCAGCCAGTCCATGCGGAGTACGTCATCCGGAGTTACCGGAGAGTTGCCAGCCTGAAGCATGGCGGCGCGGCAGGCGTTCCATCGCTGCGCTTCCTCGCGTATTACATCGACGCAGTCTTTCGAATCCATCAGGTAATCTTCACCAAATAGGCGGTCCTGCTCCTGTTCTATCGCTGAAATAAACGCTTTAGCCAGATCATCAGGCACTACCGGTGCTGGTTGCTTACGGAACGAGTAGTGCCGCAGCAGGCCCATGGTTACGCCAGCTTCATGGCCAGGGTGTCGAATTGCGCCAGATGCCGCGCCCAGAACACCACGCGGTACCAGCACCATATCGCCCTCGTCTTCCATGCGAGCAACAGCCTCATCAACCTGCAAGTCAGTGTATTCATGAGCAGGCTTCTGCTCACCATTTCGCAGAGTTAGCACTTCATCAATCACCTTCACAGCATCAGCCATTGCGTAGCCGATATTACCTCCGTCGCTTTGTGCTGCTGCTTTGCTGAGTATTTCGCGTATCTGGTGCAGGCGATCGAGTGATACAGGACCGTGCGCCGGGTGGTTAGTTGTCATGGGGTAGTCCTCACGGTTCTAAACAATACTGATTGCTGAAAGCCGATAAGAAACCATAGCCCATCGACTCGCTGGCTCATCTCGTACCAGTCTTCCTGGTTAAGGTCGGACACGAGGTTGTCACCACAAATACAAATATCAGGTCCGCGTTTCTCGGAATCATAAATATCACCAGGTGAGAACCACTCAGGATTAGTGGAATGAACGCACTCCATTTTGGTTACGTCAGCCATCTCACTCTCACTTCACGCCAATGCCAGCGTATGGTTCGTCATCGAGGTCAATTGGAGCAGCGCAGCGAGGGCAATATCCATCACAATCAACTATCGCCAATACCTCGATGCCATGTTTGCATGACCAGCACTTCACAAATTTAGGCTCATCCCGCGCCTCCAGTTCTGCTATGCGACTACTTCCATCAGCAATAACGCCTTCGTAATACTCACGTTGTTCTGCTATGCGCTTCTCTGCGGCTTCCAGCTCATCCAGCAGCGCCAGCACAGCTTCCGGGCTTGCTTCATCCTGCCAGGCGTCAGAGGTATCACTGACAGAGCGGAGCATTATTTCTTCCTGCGCAGCTTCACGCAGCGCCTGTTTGTTGAGTGCTGTCATTGGGCTGCTCCTTGTCTGGCGCTATTCAATAGCTGGTTAAACATCATGGTTAGGCTGTTACTGCACCCAAACGGCATATCGTTAATGCGGTATGTTGGAATACCCTTGCGAACACCAGACTTCACGATCCGACCGGTGCCATAGAGCTGCGATAATGCTCCGGCGACCGCTGGGGTCTTTTTGTTCATACCTTTGGCGATTTCACCGCTGGTGGCGTTGGGGTGAGCCTGGAGATATTCAAATACGGTCATGGCATTTTACCTTTACGTTCCTGTTCCAGTTGCACCAGAGACTCTTTTAATGCTGCGAACGTAGCTTCTAGTCTGGTGGCGACTTCGCGCATAAGCGGTGCATGCTTTGGTGGCAGTTCAGCAACGGAGGCAAAAGCCTCCGCTACGAGTTCTTTTACCTTCATGCGGCGCATTGGCGCAGCTCCACCAGTTCGTTAAAGCGGTTCATGAACAGGCCATAGGCTTGTCCAGGACGGAGGGGGATAACCTGAACGAGATCAGAGCAGGGAATACCTTCGAGAATTTCCCACTTCGAACCGTCATCGATTTCCAGATCACGGCGCTCGGTAGCTAACATGGTTAGATCGGCATATTTCACGACGGCAGCTTGTTCAATAGAGATACCGAATTTAAAGCGGATGAGACCATCAATATAAGTTTCCATGCGCTGGTAGTCAGGCAGCAAGGCTTTGAGCGGGGCCGGAATATCCTGGCAATATGCCTCCGCAGCGTCGTGCATCAGTGCTTCAAAGGCGAACTCTGGCGGCACAATCTGGCTTACAAGCACAGAGTGCTGGGCCACGCTGTAGAATTCTGGGAGATGCCCAGCGAATCGACAGATGTTGGAAAGCGCTGTCGCGATATCCTCAACATCGATATCGTCGATTGTTGCTGTCAGGTAGTTAAATTTTTTACCGGATAATGTCTGAATGTAGCTCATGGTTTTCTCCATATTGGCGCGCTGCACCGCGCTATTAAATTAATGAATTGCTAAATTTAGCGTGCAGCAACCCAACCCATGACATGGGTTAATTACGGTCTGGGGTATTAGGCTGCGGGTTTTTGTGGCTGTTCTTCTTTGTACGAAAGAAGATCACACATCAGGTTTACTACTTTGCTGAATTGGAGTAGATCCGTCCCGGCCTGATGGCGCCATTGAAATGCTTTATCATCTTCATCGTTGAATGTTTGGGCTTGGGTATTGATGCGCGAAAAATGGAAATTTTCGGTGAGGATGAACGATACACCGCATCCTGCTAGCTCCATTTTATCAGCGGTAAAGCCGCTATTAAGGCTATCAACTAGCTCGCTTTGAATTGAGTCGTGTTCAGCTGAGTAGCGAATAACTTCCTTTTGATCGGCAAGGCGGGACAGCTGGATATAATTGCCGACGGTAAACCCTTCAAAAGCATTGGCCACGCCATTGATATAGTTTTTCAACCGCGTAGTTAAACCGTTCTTAATATCGCTAATGTTGATTGTTTCTGTTTTAACGGAACCGACAACTTTCACCAGCATAGCCACAGCCATACCGGCAATATTTTTATTGGTCGTATTGACCACTAATAGCTTTTCGTTGGTGCTGTACAACGCAAGGATCAGCGTTGATTTAACAAATGCCCGTTTACACAGGTCAACTCGGACGCTGTCGATAATTGCTAATCGTTCGATACGTTTGATTTTACTCCCAGACATATCTTCGATTCTTTGGATCCGTGCTGCGGCTTCCTTCAAAACAACATGCTGGGGAATGATTTTCTGATCATGGCGGATCACGATGGCATACCCACCTGATATTGGGGTGACCAATTCGCCAGTGATCGGGTTTGGCACAAAAGAGGCGCGTGAAAACTCAGTTTCACCAATCTCGGAGTAGGGGAGTTCAAGCAGATGCCCCTCGATAGCTTCAATGCTAGGTAGTGTGGCGCGGTACACGATTGCGTTATGGAACTTAGGTAATTTCATTTAACTTTCCTCTGCACAAGGTTTTAGTCCATACACGAAGTTAAGGCGGCTGCAACCGCCGAACTTTCTCCATACACAACAGAGAAGGGCACCTGCATTGGTCGGCGGCTTGAGAGACCGCTTTCTTTTTGCCCGGGTGGATTGGGTTATGAGCCCGTCGCCCGGTGATGCCCTTTTCTGTTGCGTAAAAAGGGCGGTAACGAGGTAGAACATTATCTTCGTCCCCCTTGTATAAGGTTGAAGACCCTGGTACCGCCAAGACTACACACAGCAATAAGGTTGTGGCGCCAGATGCTTATCTTCTGGTTGTCTCGATGGACTGCAATTCACCACAACGAAGAGAACACTGCCGGTGTCCGAATCGAACGAACCTTTTCCCTGCCCAACCCTCCCAACTGAATGGGACTGTCTGGAATCGAACCAGCACTTATGCCTTGCTCGTCAATGCTCTCGTCGTTGTGCCCTGAAAAAGGCTGGCGGTGACCGGAAATACACGGGAAAACACCGGGCCGCCAGAACAGGGAGTTACTTGTTATTGCTTTGGCCTGCTTTTAACCACATCAGGCGCGGTGGTAGGTATCTTCGGGCGGGGTGCTAAGGTGGTGATTGACCCTGTTCCCTAACACTCCTGCTGGTTTTGGTATTCCTGGCTTGGGTATCGCCACCAGCTATAGGAATTTGACTATGAGTTGCGGTTAATCAGGCCGCGCCTCTGTTACCCCTCCCGAAGACACCTGTCTGCTGTTAAAACGTCAAATTGCGTATCAGTGGAGCAGCTGTAGAACCGCCAGTCATTTGTACCCTGACGCGGTTCACTGATGGCTTGCTGCGTTCTTCGCCGGTAAAGCTATTGAACATGCACGGTCCCAGAACTGTGCGAGGAACCCCACGTAAAACCACCACTTCCCCAGCCTTGGGGTGCTTGCGATAAGCCTTGCGCCGTTGTGCTGCATTCATCGTGTAACCCTCAGTTTTTAGTCATGCTCAGCGAATCATCCGGTTATTCATACGCCACCGGCGGCTACTTCGTGGGCGTCCTGCCTGTTCGCTGTTGTGTAACACCTTTAAGTTGTAATTTAGTTGTGGTTATGCGCAATGTCAACAACTTTATGTGGTTTGATTGAAGATGAGATGAATGCAAGGATGTATAAAAAAAGAGGAGGCTGTATGGAAGACAAGCTTTACGTATTTAATTACACACACAATAGAGATAAGTTGTTTGCGAACCTAATCAGTATCATTGATGGTATTGTTGCTGATGGGGTGGTAAGAAATGAGGAAGTTCTTTACCTTGACACATGGCTACTTGAAGCAAATCAAATTATAAGAAATGGTGTTATTAAGAGTCTATCGGCGAGGGTCTCAGATATCTTAGCTGATGGTGTCATTACAGAGGAGGAAAGAAAAGAACTCAAAAACAGTCTGACAAAAATCCAAAGAGAAATTTTAGATATTCCTGGAATTGATTTTTACTCTGCTGAAATGGATCTACATCTTCTTAATGGATTGTGTAAAGGGCTGATCTCGGATAGGACCTTGACGGAAGATGAAATTAGATATCTCGATTGGTGGTTAACCCAAAATGGGGCTCTTAAGAGTAACTACCCAGGGAAGGATTTGTACATTCTAATAAAAGATATCCTTAACGATGGGGTAATAACTCCAGAGGAAAGCGAAACTCTACATAAAGCACTTGTTGACTTTACTGGATGCGATCTAGACAGCGGGGTTGTTGATGGATTGGCGACGAGGCTACCGATTGATAATGATGCACTCGTTGATCTTGCGGACAAAACCTACTGTTTAACGGGTACCTTTATGGCAGGTAAACGAGCGGTGGTAGAGGAACGGATCAAAAGTGCAGGGGGAAAAATAAGTAATGGAATTACCCAAAAACTGGACTTCCTTGTTGTCGGAACCCTATCATCCAGAGACTGGAAATTTTCCAGCCATGGGAGAAAGATAGAAAAAGCTGTTAGCTATCGCGACGATAATGGTGCAAAGCTAAAAATTATCTCAGAGGAAATGCTATTTAGCGTATTACCATGAACGTGATGACCAGAACACTCTGCCGATAACATGAATTCTTGCGCGGCGTTCATTGAAGGTGAGTATTTCATCTGGATACTCATCTTTGTTGAAGCTTCTTATAATTAAACCACCATCAGGTTGGTTTATTAGCACTTTGACCCTTAGCAGGACCCCATCTCTAACAGCGTATAAATCGCCATCTCGAATAGGATTTGTCTGTGCGATATCAACAGCAACATGATCGCCATTATTGAGAACTGGCAATAAGCTGTTTCCCCAAATTTTTACGATCCTAGCATTTGTAGCGCTGACTCCAGCTTTCCTTAAATCCATTCTTCGGATAGGAAACCAGTCAATTACAGACTCCACAATTTCGGCTTCACACCCATTTCCGGCTGATAACTCAACATCTAGTACTGGTATGTCAGCGAAAATGGCAGGGTCTAAACTGGCACTTTCAGCCTCTCCAACCACAAAATCAGAAAGTGAAGCATTTTCCTCAATGCCTAGTTGCAACCACTTTTGGCTAACGCCTAATACATTTGCGATTTCTTTTATCTTTCGCGGTTGCAATGTATCTCCGTTTTCTATTTTTGCTACGGATTGTTGAGAAACACCTATGGATTCAGCGAGTTGAGCTTGGCTTAACCCTATTTTTTCTCTCGCAATCTTCAGTCTTTCCGCCAGTGTGTTCACAACTTCCCCCCTTATTTATGGTGAGATTACAACTTTATGTTTTAGCTTTCCAACACCTAAAAGTTGTGATAAAAGTTGTTAAGGTTGTATAATCTCTATCGGCAACAACTTTTATGTATTGATACAGGAGAAAACTATGACTCCCGAGCAGTTAGCCCTTTCAGAGGCAATCGCTCTGGCTGGTGGCCAATCAGAGTTAGCGCGCAAGCTTACCGCTAGTTCTGGGCGATTAGTGAAACAACAGCAGGTCTGGAACTGGCTGAACAGAGAGAAAAAACCACCAGCAAAACTATCAGCGCTAATTGAAAAGGTCACCGGAGTTTCAAGAGAGAAATTACGTCCTGATATTTTTCAAAAGATTAAAGATTCAGCAGCGTAATTGTAACCACAGAACTAAGGGGTAAGCCGTGGGTAACGAGCCTATTTGGAAAGTCGAACGTCAGCCAGCATGGCTGGTAGCGGCGATAAAAAAAACGATCACCGATCTACCTGGTGGTTATGCCGAGGCGGCGGAATGGTTGGGCGTGACAGAGAACGCATTGTTTAACCGCCTTCGTGTCGACGGGGATCAGATCTTCCCTATGGGATGGGCGATGGTATTACAGAAAGCCGCCGGTGTTAGCTACATAGCTGATGCGTTTTCTCGCCAAACAGATAACGGGATCCATATCCCGGGCGCGGCACCAGAAACAGAGAACGAAGAGATTGGCTTAAAGCTGGCTGAGCTGGTGGGCAGGCTTGGTGACCTGGTTAACGCATATCGTCGATACATCGATGATGGTGTGGTTGATAAAGGGGAGTGGGACAGTCTGAACGAAATAGCCTACCAGTTCCGGGTAACGCTTATGACGTTTCTGAACCTGATTTCACGAGTTTATTGCCTTCCAGAAAAGAGTGACGCCCGCGAGTGTGCAGCTCCGGGCGCCTTGGCGAACAACTCTTCGAGTATGGAGAAATAATCCGCATGAACAGTTTAACGGCTTTTAACCGTCTACCGCAACTAAGGATGATCCCGGTTTCGGGTACTCCGTTGTTTCGGTATGAACGCAGATTATCAAACCGCTGGGTTCCGTGTAACCACAGTAGGGCGGTTTCAATTGTGGGGGTCTACAACCGGAGGGCAAAACGCCTGTGCGCGAACTTAACCGAAGGTTCAAAGACCACCGCGGAGTGCCAGTCCGTGTTATCCGCTGGGAGCCAGAAACACAGCGCGTTATCTATCTGCGTGATGGCTACCCGCACGAATGCTTCAGCCCACTTGAGCATTTCAGGCAAAAGTTCAGGGAGATAACGGACGATCATGAGCACTAAATTAACCGGCTACGTATGGGATGGTTGCGCGGCGTCGGGCATGAAGTTGTCTAGTGTCGCGATCATGGCTCGCCTCGCTGATTTCAGCAGCGATGAGGGCGTGTGCTGGCCGTCCATTGAAACTATTGCTCGCCAGCTTGGCGCAGGGCCGAGCACTATCAGAACGGCAATCGCAAAGCTTGAAAAAGATGGCTGGCTCACGCGTACACAGCGCCGTAATGGTAACCGTAATGCTTCGAACGTGTACCGCCTGAATGTGGCGAAACTTCAGGCTGCCGCATTTTCTCAACTGTCAGATTCTGACACGTCAAAATCTGACGCATCAAATTTTGACGCCTCAAAAACTGACCCGTCGAAATCTGGTAAAAAAGGCGGTTTTGACCCGTCAGAATCTGGCGGGGATCCGTCAGTAAAATCAAAACAAGATCCACAAGTAACTTCAAAACCCTCTTGTCCGGTTGCAGCGCAACCAGACCCTGAAGTCGTGATTACTGACCAGGCGATTTTGGTTTTGTCTCATTTGAACCAGATCAGCGGATCCCGGTATCAGAAATCAAAAACATCCTTGGAGAACATCCGTGCCCGACTGCGTGAGGGGTACAGCGTTGCAGACTTGCAACTGGTTATCGACCTGAAGCATGAGCACTGGCACGAGAATGATGAGCAGTACCAGTACATGCGGCCGGAAACGCTGTTTGGCCCGAAGAAATTCGAGAGCTATCTGCAAAGCGCTACCCGCTGGGATCAGAAGGGGCGGCCTAAACGCGCTGACTGGGGTGCGAAAAAACGCGATGTGATGGCTTTTGGTCCGGTTGATACAACGATTCCTGCGGGGTTCAGAGGATGACGTTAAACAAATATTGCCAGGCGCTGGCAGAACTGCGCAGTAAACCAGCTCACGAATTGAAAGAAGTTGGCGATCAGTGGCGAACACCGGATCTGCTTTTCTGGGGGATCAACGCGCTATTTGGCCCATTAGTTCTGGACTTGTTTGCTGACGCCGACAACGCGAAATGCCCGGCATGGTACACCGCCGAAGATAACGCGCTGACGCAGGACTGGTCTGAACGTCTGGCAGAACTGGGTGCGCTGGCTATGGCAACCCACCGTATAGCCGTTCGCAGTACCACGAGAAACAGGCGATCACTGGTATGACGCACATCATGAAATACGCAGCAGCCCAGCGCGAGAAGGGCGGTCGCTATGTATTCCTGATAAAAGCCGCGCCGAGTGAAACGTGGTGGCCGGAAGATGCCGATCACATTGTATTCATTCGCGGGCGCATTGGGTTCGATCTGCCTGTGTGGTTTGTACCTGCTGACGAAAAACAGAAGCCCACCAGCGCGTTTTTTGCCGGTGCCATAGCTGTATTCGATAAGTCATGGCGTGGTGAGCGGTTCAGCTACATCAACCGCACAGAACTGGAGGCAAAAGGGCGTGCTTCTATGGCTCTGGCCACGTTTGTCGCCGCGAAGGTTCAGCCACCAGCAGTGCAACCACGTGAAATGCCCGCTGCTGTGCCGCTGTCATTGCCAGAAGTTGAATCACGCATCTGGCCACTTGAGGTGGGTATTGTGTTTAACCAGGTGGAAGGGGCTGACATGCTGGAGGAACCACAGCAGAACAAGCTGAAAGCCAATATCAATCAACTATGGCTGGAACGAACGGCCACCAGCGAAATCATCACAATTGCGCAAGGTCTTGTCGACAGCATGCGGGGGGTAACTCATGCGTGAAACAGTCTTTTATCTCCATGCTGGCATAGCGCCTATTTCGGATGTTGTTCAACGTGTTCGTCACTATAGCGGGAAAGTTGAGGTATGTTTCAGGAATTATGACGGAGGCTTTTAATGAGGCTCATACTCCCATTTCCACCCAGCGTGAACACCTACTGGCGCGCCCCTAACAAGGGGCCGCTGGCCGGTCGTCACCTCATTAGCGCTGATGGCCGTAAATACCAGAGCGCTGCCTGCGTGGCGATCATTGAGCAATTACGACGTCTCCCGAAGCCATCGACTGAACTGGCAGCGGTAGAAATCACTCTGTACCCGCCGGATGCGCGCCGCCGGGATATCGATAATTACAACAAAGCCCTGTTTGACGCGCTGACGCATGCGGGTGTCTGGGAAGACGACAGCCAGATTAAGCGCATGCTGGTGGAATGGGGACCGATAGTACCGAAGGGAAAAGTTGAGATAACCATAACGGCATATAAAAAAGAGGTGGTTATATGTCCAGCTGTGGGTTGAATATTGGTCGTTATGGCAGTAATGTCGGAAAGTGCAAGCGAAAAGGGCGTGCAGGCCCTTCGCAACAATCAGAGTATGGAGAGAATATGAGCAATCATTATGTTATGGGCACTGCTACGCCCAAAAAAGACTCTTATCTTGTTGTTGATGGATGTTTAATCAACTCATTCGAACCAAATCTTTATAGTCTCAATGATATTCATAAGGCTTCAGGTGGGTCTGCGTCCAAAAAACCTGCGTTTTATCTCAGGACGCTAACTGCAAAAAGAATTCTAAATGCTCTCCCTGGTGAACGTTGGGAAAAGTTGCATGTTATTCGCGGTGGAGTCTTACAGGGTACTTTCGCCTCTCAGGAGTTGGTTTTTGCCTATGCCCTCTGGTTGAGCCCTGACTTTTATGTTCGCGTTCTGAGCAATCTCCATTTTATCAGCGATCTGCGCAACGGGGAGGCAAGATGAGTCAGCTACATCAGATCATCCCGATCACTCAGGGCAATATTGGCAACCACATAACCCCGATGGTCAGCGCTAAAAGGTTACATGCCTTTCTCGGCGTTGGGCGTGATTTCACCAACTGGATTAAAGGGCGTATCAGTCAGTATGGTTTTGCTGAAAATACTGATTATGTGGTTTACGCCAATTCTGGCGAGAACCCCCTCGGTGGACGCCCAACCGTTGATTACCTGATCACCATTGATATGGGTAAAGAACTGGCGATGGTGGAGAGAAACGAGAAGGGTCGTCAGGTTCGTCGTTATTTCATCACATGCGAACAACAAGCGAAAATGCGAGTTGGTACACCATCATTACCAAATTTCTCTGATCCGGCACAGGCTGCGAGAGCATGGGCTGATGAATTTGAAGCCAGGCAGCGCGCGGAAACAGTTACCCACCAGCAGGCCGAATATATCGAGCATCTCGAGAGTCTCTTCACTGACGGGCTTTCCCCTGTACAGTTCTGTAAGCGTTTGAATGGTGTGAATACCTCCAAGATCAGTGCCTGGCTTGTCTCTGCTAACTGGCTGTACGACGACAATCCCGAAGGCCGCAGTGCACAGTGGCGTGTTCGTTCGTATGCCCGCGACAAATACCTCACCGAGAAAAGCAGTAAAGTATCGCCAAACTCTGCGGTGAGCTTTACTACCTACCAGCCCGTCCTGCTGCGTGAAGGCGCTGTCTGGCTGTACAAAAACTACCTGAAGGGGAAGCTTCCGATGAAGGTCACCTGGAACGGTAGTTTTACCCACGATAAAGATTTAGCAGGGGGTCTCCAGTGAGAGTGACCCCTCCGCACCTTCAGCCTGTATTGTCCAGGGTTAAACGGTTTGTTGAAAAACAACCTGATGGGGCAACGCTCACCCATCTGACGCACAAAGTATCAGCATATAGCTCGTTGAGCCGGAAGGATAAAGAAAACCTGATCGATATCATCCGCGAAAACAGCCTGCTCTGCATTACTGATGACGGCAGGACAACAACCCTGCATCACCCTAAGTTTGGTCATAAATCCGTGGCGCCGGTTATTGCGTCGTCGAAGACATTGAAGGAAGCCACTATGAATAAGCCAACCGTGACCCCTGAAGAATTACGCAAGCAGGCTGAAGCCCTCATTCGTGCCGCTGAAGAAGCTGAAAAAAAGGCAGGTGACCGCGCTGATATAAAAAAGCAACTCGATCCTCTGAAGCTTGAAATCCTCCAGGCTTATGGAATGGCAAGCCGTAAGTTTGATGAGTTTGTGGATGCTATGGCGGACATGGGGAAGGCCGTACAGAAATTTAAAGATCTGACGGTATAAGGGGTGGGCATTGAGAGCCTTACTTACCCCTGAAATGGTGCCACGCCTTGGCGTGGTGCTGTTCAAGCCAGGACGGGAGTTAATGCCCCTGTTTGCATCAGGTCGCGTGCTGGTTGAACGGGAGCCAGAAAACATGGCCCGGCTTCCGTCTGGTCGGATCCCCGATGCACAGCAACCGCTACTGGAGGATCCCAGCCTTCACACTTTCTTTACCGATGAACGGGTCATTACTGCTGCTGGTGGTATGTCCGGGCTTGAGTTCTGGCTTCGTCAGCGCATTAAAAAGTGTCAGTACCCTTTTTCTGATTACCATCATGCCGAGCTAACGACACTATGGCATCCGCCTGGCGCGTTGGTGGTGTGCTGGCACTGCGATAACAAATTGCGCGGGCAGACAACGGAAAGATTGCAGGCGCTTGCGCTGAACAATGTTGCCGAATGGATTATTGATACCGTACTGGCTGGGCTTGGCTACAACAAAGAGCGCTCCCTCTCTTTAGCCGAACTTTGCTGGTGGGCGGTTCAATCTGGTGTCGCCGATGCTGTCACCGAAGGAATGGCGCAGCGGGCACTACGGCTGCCAGACGAACCATTATTATCTGTTTACCGGGAAAGTGACATCGTACCTATGCCGCCGGCCACCAGCATTATGCAGGAAAAAGTCAGGCCGATTGAAACGTTACCAGCTCGGCGGTCAGACAGCCTGGATGTGGAAACCCAAAAGCCAATACTGACGTTAACCGTCGATCCGGAGTCTCCGGAGTCTTTCATGCTCAGGCCAAAACGTCGCCGCTGGATAAATGAGACGTACACCCGCTGGGTTAAAACACAACCCTGTGAGTGTTGCCGACGGCCAGCAGATGATCCGCACCATATCGTAGGGCACGGTATGGGGGGGACAGCAACAAAAGCCCATGACCTCTTCGTGATCCCTCTGTGCAGAGAGTGCCACGACGAGTTACACGCCGATGTACCGGCATTCGAGCAGAAGCATGGTACGCAGCTTGAGCTGCTACTGCGTTTTATGGATCGGGCGCTGGCAATCGGCGTAATTGCGACAGCTTAAGAAGTATGGAGACCGTATGAATCTGGACAATGTTTTAAAGTTTTTTGCGCCTAAAGGCATGCACATCTCAGATACCAGCAGAGCGACAGCAAGTGAACAACTTACTGTGACTGATGTAATGGCTGCACTGGGGATGACTCAGGCTGATGCAGGCATCGGGCTGGCTATGTTTCTGGGTAAAGCTGGTATCAGCATGCAGGATAGGGAGGCGTCAATAGCTTGGCTAACGGAGTACGCGAAAGAGCATGCGCCCATGGCGATTCGCAAAGCATCAGGGAAAAAGTTTCCCCTCTGCATGCGTATCCTTGCCCGGTTTGCCTATAACGATTATTCCTCATCAGCAGCTGATAGCGTGGCATGCCCAAAATGTAGTGGTAAAGGGTTGCTTACAACCACTAAAACCGTGACTAAAAGCCATTACACAATGCGATTGCCACAATGGGCAAAAGACCTGAGACAGTCACCATCTGACTTTGAGGTAAAGCGCGATGTAACTGACACTGATCAAACGTTATGTTCCCGCTGCCATGGCGCCGGAAAGTTAAGTAAGCGATGCCAGTGCGGCGGCACAGGTAAGACGATTGACCGTAAAGCGACAGAACTGAAGGGAGTACCGGTTTACAAAGAATGTAAGCGCTGTGAAGGTCGGGGATACAGCAGGCCAAAATCATCGGTTGCCTATCGCGGTGTTTTTTCCGAGTTGCCCAGTCTGCCAGACCGGACATGGCGTTATAGCTGGAAACCATTCTATGAAAGCCTGGTGACTAAATGCTTCCAGGAGGAGAGTTATTCAAGCTCTCAATTAAATCGAGTAACGAAAAGTGAAGATGTGATAAATATCGCGTAATTTAGCGTCATGATGTTTGCAATGTTGCCGTTTTTGTGTATATTTGACATTAACGATGGGCATTGTATGTTCAGAGTTAAGAAACCCGCCACCGAGCGGGTTTTTGCTTTCCGGCGATACGACAGGGAAATTCGCGAGATGTATTGCGTTAGTTCCCCTATCACATCGTCGATCTGCAAACATCCACCAAAAGAAAACAAGGCCTCGCTACCAAGCGGGGTTTTTTCATATTCAGGGCTCGCTGACGGACGGCTCATAACCCAATCCGACAGGCGCTTGCGCAGAGCCCGCCACCTTTCAGGCTCACGGGAATCACTTACTACGTGCTTTGTTGATAAATCCAGCCCGTGAAGCCTGACCCTTTCATCACACACACAGCGCCATCCGAAAAATCGGAGGTGAGGCTATGACCAGAATGAGCACCATTTACAGCAGACTTTCATATGGATCAGGAACCACGCTTGCCGGCTGCGGTGTATCAGCGAAGGCATATGCCGAAACAGCTAAAACAGCAAAAGAGGTGTCCTGGATGTTGGCCGACAGAATTGCAGGGTTAAGCCTGAGCGACTGGGCAATTATTGTCGGTATCGCATGCACCGTTATTACCTGTGCAGTGAACTGGTATTTCCGCTGGAAAGAACGGGAGGATCGTCGCAATGGCTATGCCACAAAAGCTGAGGAATAAACTGAGCGCAACGGTCGTTGGTTTGATTCTTGCGGGGGCTTCCGCGCCCGTGATTCTCGATCAGTTTCTGGATGAGAAAGAGGGTAACAGCACAACAGCGTACAAGGACGGCTCTGGTATATGGACCATTTGTCGTGGCGCCACGATGGTTGATGGAAAGCCAGTAGTTCAGGGCATGAAGCTGTCTGCTGAGAAATGTGCCAAGGTAAACTCTATCGAACGCGACAAGGCGCTGGCGTGGGTTGAGCAAAATATCAAGGTACCACTGACCGAACCACAGAAAGCCGGGATCGCATCTTTCTGCCCATATAACATCGGCCCAGGAAAATGTTTCCCGTCTACGTTTTATAAACGAATAAATGCTGGCGACCGTGAAGGCGCCTGTGAAGCGATCCGCTGGTGGATTAAAGACGGTGGCCGCGACTGTCGCCTGACCAAAGGCCAGAAAAACGGCTGCTACGGGCAGGTAGAAAGGCGAGACCAGGAAAGCGCGCTGGCGTGCTGGGGGATAGGCCAGTGAGTCTGCGCTGTCAGTTTATTGCTATTTCGTTGCTGGTGGCCGTCGCATTCATCGCGGGAAACGTATGGAGTAACCGTGGTTGGGAAAAGAAGTGGGCAGAGCGTGATAGCGCGGAATCATCGCAAACAGCGAACGCGCAGACCGCAGCCCGCATGATTGAACAAGGGCGCATAATTGCCCGTGATGAGGCTGTAAAAGATGCACAAGCACAAGCCGCTAAATCTGCTGCCACTGCTGCTGGCCTGTCTGCCACTGTTAGCCAGTTGCGCACCGAAGCAACAAAACTTGCCACCCGCATGGACGCCGCAAAGCACACCGCAGATCTTGCCGCTACCGTCCGAAGCCAAACAACCGACGCCACCGCCAGAATGCTCGCCAACATGCTCGGAGATATTGCAGAAGAAGCTAAACGTTATGCTGGAATCGCTGACGAACGCTACCACGCTGGGATGACGTGTGAACGCATTTACGACTCGGTGAGAGAGTCAAACAACAACCCCATAGCCTCGCAATAGCGAGGTTTTTTACATCTAAAGAAGGAAATAGTATGAGCTTTAAACATGCACTTGGGCAGGTTGTATTTGTCACTATCAGTGGTGAAGAGGGCCATGTAAAAGGCCGTGCTGAATACGCCAACATGAATAATCAATATTTCATTCATTACCTGACCGCTGACGGTCGTGGTGTAGATGGTTGGTTTGATGAAGGTGAGCTGTCTCCAGCGGAGCCGGAGGCATAAGGCATCTGCATTACAGCAGGCATTCACTGAGTGCCTGTGATAATGCAACAGCATGGGGGAAATGATGAAAAAGCTAACCGTTACACTGGAGCACCTTGAAGAGTGCCGCAACGGGCTGCTAAGCGGCACGAGCATAAAGTTTAGGGTTATTCAATCTGGCAAGGTATTGGTTGAAGACATGTTGTCAGGTAAAGCATCCAGCCCATTTACCAGAGTATATGAAGTGGATGCCACTGATGGAGATTTAGTAGTTGAACATAATCGTCAAGATTTACCATGGCTGACGGTTATTGCGGCTTTTGAGCGGTCTGTGGGTACATATGGGGCATCAATGTACATATGTGTAAACGATGATAAGGGAACCACGCGAGAAAAGCTCAGTGCCATTGCTGCCCGTTACATGGTGGGCGAAGCTACAGAATCTACTGAAGAGCTGGTGAGTGAGGTGATGGACCTGTTTGATAAGTATGAGACAAGACGGTTGATTGATAGCTGCATCAAGGAATCAATCAGGCTGAACTGTCGTCCGGGTGGCCTCATATGGCAGGCGATACGCAGATAGCAATATGTAAATGATAATTATTATCAAAAGGTACTCCCGGAGGGGGCCCTGCCACGGGGCGGTGTGCTCGCGGAAAACGGCTAGTTTTTCAGATCTAAGGTCATCATCATCATTTGCGCAGGTTATTGATCTCATTGGAGGCGATTTCGTGCAGATGTCGAATCGTTTAAAAAGTGTTCACCATCATGGACCAGGAAATTGCCACTTTAAAACTGAATATCAACCAGTTGGCGGGGATCACTGGCGTACACCGTCAGACGGTCGCCGCCAGGCTGAAAAATATTGAACCGGCACCAGGTAGCAACAGCAAATTAAAGCTTTACCTGATCACCGACATTCTGACCGAACTGATGATCCCCACTGTGTCAGCCAATATCGATGACATGCTGCCATCGGACAGGCTTTCCCACTGGAAAGCGGAGAATGAGCGACTCAAGTTTGAGCAGGATACGGGGCAGCTCATTCCCGCTGATGAAGTGGCGCGCGAATTCTCATTGATGGCGAAAGCCGTCGTCATGGTACTTGAAACCCTCCCTGATGTACTTGAGCGTGACTGTGCATTAACGCCTGTTGCGGTTTCTCGCGTGCAGAGCGTTATTGATGACCTGCGCGATCAGATGGCGGAGAGGGTGCAGGACGCTGAAGCAGAGGAGGAAGAGCCAGAGGAGGACTGATGGCAAAGCGGGCATCCGCCAGAGGCATCCGCCGCGATGTTTCCGGTATCTTACGTGCCCCGCGTCGAATGCAGGTGGCCGATGCGGTCAGTACTTATATGCGCGTGCCGATGGGGGCGGGTAACTCCGTTCCATGGGATCCGGATCTGGCACCTTACGTGATTGAACCGATGAACTGCCTGGCATCGCGTGAATATGACGCAGTAGTGTTTGTTGGTCCGGCGCGAACGGGTAAAACCATTGGTCTGATTGATGGCTGGATTGTTTACAACGTTGTCTGTGATCCGGCTGATATGCTCCTGATTCAGATGACTGAGGAAAAGGCGCGCGAGCACTCCAAAAAGCGTCTTGATCGTACATTCCGTTGCAGCCCTGAAGTGAAATCCCGACTGAGCCCGCGGCGTAATGATAACAACGTATATGACCGCACGTTTCGCGCCGGGAACTACCTGAAAATCGGCTGGCCATCGGTCAATATCATGTCCTCATCGGACTATAAATGCGTGGCACTGACCGACTATGACCGTTTCCCGGAAGACATTGACGGGGAAGGTGACGCCTTTTCACTGGCATCAAAGCGAACAACAACGTTCATGTCGTCAGGTATGACACTGGTTGAGAGTTCGCCGGGCCGCGACATACGTGACACAAAATGGCGCCGTAGCTCACCGCATGAAGCACCTCCTTCAACGGGGATTCTGGCGCTGTACAACCGTGGTGATCGCCGTCGCCTTTACTGGCCGTGCCCACATTGCGGTGAATATTTCCAGCCTGAAATGGACAATATGACAGGTTACCGCGATATCGCGGACCCTGTTCAGGCCAGCGAGAAAGCCTGTCTTCAATGCCCTGCCTGTAAAGAGCACATCACTGCGGATATGAAGCGTTCGCTCAATATGAAAGGGAAGTGGCTGCGGGATGGGCAAACCATCGACAACGATGGTGTTATCACTGGGGAAGGGCGACGCTCGCGCATTGCCTCCTTCTGGATGGAAGGCCCTGCCGCCGCGTACCAGACCTGGGCGCAGCTCATCTATAAATTTCTTACTGCTGAGCAGGACTATCAGGCAACTGGCAGCGAGGAAGCACTGAAGACGGTAATCAACACCGACTTTGGGCGTCCGTATCTTCCTCGCTCCAGCATGGAACAGCGCAAAAGTGAACTGCTTGAGCAGCGTGCGGAGGTTGTACCAAAGCGCTCTGTTCCGGACGGGGTTTGTTTCCTTATGGCGACCGTCGATGTTCAGGCGGGGCGCAACCGGCGTTTTGTTGTTCAGGTTACTGGCTACGGCAGCATGGGAGAGCGCTGGCTGGTGGACCGCTACAATATCAGGCAGTCGATGCGCTATGACGCCAATGGCGAGAGCCAGCAGATTGACCCGGCAAGCTATCCGGAAGACTGGGATTTATTGCTGACCGATGTGTTTAACAAAGCCTGGCCAATGGCATCGGATCCGACTAGGTGTATGCGGCTGATGGCGATGGCCGTTGACTCCGGCGGTGAGGATGGTGTGACCGACAACGCTTATAAATTCTGGCGTAAGTGTCGTCGTGAAGGACTCGGAAAACAGATTTACCTGTTCAAAGGCGACAGTGTCCGCCGATCCAAACTTATCTCCCGAACCTTTCCTGATAATACCGGACGTTCAAGCCGACGGGCACAGGCTTCTGGTGATGTCCCGCTTTACTTGATCCAGACCGATGCTCTGAAAGACCGGGTGAACAACGCTTTGTGGCGTGATTCACCAGGCCCTGGCTATGTGCATTTCCCTGACTGGCTCGGCAGCTGGTTTTACGATGAACTGACCTATGAGGAGCGATCGACTGATGGCAAATGGAGTAAGCCGGGACGTGGTGCAAACGAAGCATTTGACCTGCTGGTCTACGCTGATGCGCTCGCCATCCTCCACGGCTACGAGAAAATCAAATGGCCCGCTGCTCCTGAGTGGGCGAGGCGGGAAACCTGGCTGGAGAACGCGCCGCCGGAAGCTGGCGAAGCGGCATCCCAGACACCAGAACCAGTACCCACCAAAAAACGGAAGCGGAAGAAGCCCGTAACCGATGATTCTAACCCCTGGAGTACATCAGGAGGATGGTTGTGAACCGTGTTGATATTGAAGCCATGATCCAGCGATATACCGAAGCCGAAATGGCGGTGCTGGATGGCAAAACTATCCGTTTCAATGGGCAGGAAATGACGATGGAGAACCTGTCTGAAATCCGAAAAGGGCGTCAGGAGTGGGAGCGTCGGCTCTCTTCTCTTATTTCTCATCGCCGCGGGCGACCCGGTTACCGACTGGCGAGGTTTGAATGAGCCTTTTAGATGATGCGATTGGGGTCTTTTCGCCAGGCTGGAAAGCAGCCCGTCTGCAGGCGCGCGCGAAAATCAGGGCATATGAAGCCGTTACCCCGACCAGAACGCACAAAGGGCGCCGTGAAAATCGTTCAGCTGATCAGCTCAGCAAAATGGGGGCGGTATCACTGCGAGAGCAGGCCCGGTGGCTCGATAACAATCACGATCTGGTGATTGGGGTGTTCGATAAGCTGGAAGAGCGGGTGGTTGGGAAAGCCGGAATTATTGTTGAACCCCATCCCAAACTGATGAACGGTAAAATCGCCAAAAAGCTGGCAGATCAGATCCGTAATAAATGGGCAGAATGGTCTGTCAGGCCTGATGTCACGAACCAGTTTACCCGCCCGATGCTTGAGCGCCTGATGTTGCGCACCTGGCTGCGGGATGGCGAAGTGTTTGCCCAGCTTGTCAGTGGAACCGGGAATGGTCTTACGCCAGCAGCCGGTATCCCTTTCTGGCTTGAAGCGCTTGAACCAGATTTTATTCCCATGAACAGCGATGCTGCCAGCCAGCTTAATCAGGGGGTATTCGTCGACAACTGGGGCAGACCAAGGAAATATCAGGTTTATAAAAGCCTGCCCGTTTCAGGCCGTCAGCTTGATACCAAAGAAGTGGATGCGGAAAACATGCTGCATCTTAAATTTGTCCGCCGTCTGCACCAGACCCGGGGCGTATCGATGCTATCCGGTGTACTGATGCGTCTGAGCGCACTTAAAGAGTATGAAGATGCTGAGCTCACCGCCGCACGTATTGCTGCTGCGCTGGGTATGTACATCAAAAAGGGAGACGGGCAAAGCTTCGAAGAGAGTAACAGTTCTTCCGATGATGATGATCGGGAAGTGATGATTCAACCAGGCATCATTTATGACGATCTGAAGCCTGGTGAAGATATCGGCATGGTGAAATCTGACCGGCCCAATCCTAACCTTGAAACCTTCCGTAATGGGCAACTTCGCGCTGTCGCAGCAGGCAGCCGACTCAGCTTTTCAAGCACAGCCAGAAACTACAACGGCACCTACAGCGCGCAGCGGCAGGAACTGGTGGAATCAACAGATGGCTATCTCATTTTACAGGACTGGTTTATTGGCGCGGTGACCCGGCCAATGTACCGCGCCTGGCTGAAAATGGCGGTGGCCGCTGGCGAGATTAAATTACCCCGCGGTCTGGATATGGAGTCGCTGTACTCGGCGGTGTATTCCGGCCCTGTTATGCCGTGGATCGATCCGGTGAAAGAGGCCAATGCCTGGAAGTTACAGATCCGGGGCGGAGCGGCAACGGAATCCGACTGGGTCCGCGCCAGCGGACGTAACCCGAACGATGTGAAGGCGCGCCGGAAGGCAGAGATCGACGAAAACAAAGAGATGGGGCTGGTGTTTGACACTGACCCTGCCAATGACAAAGGAGGCACAAGTGCCGAAGCCAAAGAACCGGGCGCACCACCGTCCGAAAGCCAGCGCAAAAAGTAATTCCTGGTTCCGTATGCAGGCCAGCGCCGACAACGAAGCGGATATTTATATCTACGACGAGATCGGCTACTGGGGGGTGACGGCGCGCCAGTTTGTGAATGACCTTAAGGCGCTGGGCGACATTACCCATATCAACCTTCACATCAATTCGCCCGGTGGTGATGTCTTTGATGGCATCGCCATTTTTAATGCCCTGAAGCATCACGGCGCGGCGATCACCGTTCACATTGATGGTCTGGCAGCTTCAATGGCTTCGGTGATTGCGATGGTTGGCAACCCGGTAATTATGCCGGAAAACACGATGATGATGATCCACAAACCATGGGGATTTGCGGGTGGCGATGCCAACGACATGCGGGATTATGCCGATCTGCTGGATAAGGTCGAGTCTGTCCTGATCCCGGCGTACGCGGAGAAAACAGGAAAAACGACCGATGAAATCGCCACCATGCTGGAAGATGAAACCTGGATGGATGGTAAAGAATGCCTGGCACATGGCTTTGCTGATCAGGTCACAACATCTCTGCAGGCGATGGCCTGTATTCAATCAAAACGTATCGAGGACTTTGAAAAGATGCCAAACAGCATTCGTAACATGATCACCCCGCCGCGCAATACTACCCAGCGCGAACCTCAGCAACCACAACCACAGGTGGCGACAACGACGACCACAGCGCCGGCGGCCACTTCTGATGAAGCCACTATCCGTGCACAGGTGCTTGCCGAGCAAAAGAACCGTGTTAACGCGATTAACGATCTCTTTGCGATGTTCGGCGGCAAGCATCATGAGCTGCAGAATAAATTCATCGCGGATCCGGAATGCACCGTTGCACAGGCTAAAGATGAACTGCTGGCGGCGCTGGGCAAAAATGCAACCCCGTCGAATAAAACCACGGATGCGCATATTTACGCCGGGAACGGTAACTTTGTTGGCGACGGAGTTCGCCAGGCACTGATGGCGCGCGCGGGCTTTGAGGGCATGGAGCGGGACAACGTTTATAACGGCATGACGCTGCGCGAATATGCCCGTATGGCGCTGACCGAGCGCGGCATTGGCGTTTCCAGCTATAACCCGATGCAGATGGTCGGTATGGCACTGACGCACAGCACGTCTGACTTCGGCAATATCCTGCTCGACGTTGCTAATAAAGCGTTACTGCAGGGCTGGGAGGAGGCGGCAGAAACTTTTGAGCAGTGGACCAAGAAAGGCCAGTTGTCTGACTTTAAAACGGCGCACCGAGTCGGTCTGGGTGGCTTCTCCTCCCTGCGTCAGGTACGCGAGGGGGCTGAATATAAGTATGTGACCACCAAAGATAAAGGTGAAAGTATTGCGCTGGCCACCTACGGTGAAATCTTCTCTATTACCCGTCAGGCGATCATCAACGACGATCTGAATCAGTTAACTGATGTACCTATGAAGATGGGCCGTGCAGCAAAAGGGACGATTGGCGACCTGGTGTATGCCGTTCTGACCGAAAACGCGAAATTGTCTGATGGTAAGCCGCTGTTCCATGCTGATCACGGTAATATTTCCGCAGGCGCGATTTCTGTAGCCAGCCTTGATGAAGCGCGCAAGATGATGCGTCTGCAGAAAGAGGGTGAGCGTCCCCTGAATATTCGCCCGGCATTCATGCTGGTGCCAGTCGCGCTCGAAACCCTGGCAAACCAGACGATCAAGTCTGCCAGTGTGAAAGGGGCGGATATCAACGCCGGTATCATGAACCCAATTCAGAACTTTGCTGAAGTTATCGCGGAGCCGCGTCTTGATGCCAAAGACACCAGCGCCTGGTATCTGGCCGCCGCTAAGGGCACAGACACCATCGAAGTGGCTTACCTGAACGGCGTTGATACTCCGTATATCGATCAGCAGGAAGGCTTCACTACCGACGGTATTGCCACCAAAGTGCGCATCGATGCCGGTGTATCACCTCTGGATTATCGCGGCATGGCGAAATCAACCGGGAAATAATTCCTTCCACTCAAGCAGCACATCACAGCCCATCAGGGCTTTTTTTGTATCTGAATTCGGCCCCGTATGGGGCTGGATGGAGACTGAATTTATGGCGAAGAATTTTGTACAGCATGGCAAAACTATTGAGATTGCCAACACGGGCAGCGTTGAGATCCTGAGTGGTTCGCCGGTGATGGTGGGGAAAGTCGTGGCGATTGCCATTACTGATATTGCGGCAGGCCAGACGGGGGACGGTTTTACCGAAGGTGTTTTCCTGCTGCCTAAGCTGACTACCGATGCGATCACCATCGGTGAGCAGGTTCATATCAAAGATGGCAAAGTGCAGAACGACGCGACAGGTGCCGATCTGGCCGGGGTTGCCTGGGAAGATGCTGCTACCAGTTCCGCAATTGTAGCCGTGAAAATCAATGCCTAATCCCTTTGACAGACTTGTCAGCCGCATGGATGCGGTCACGGTGAACAAAATGGGCAAGCCAGCGACCATCAACGGGGAGCCCATGATTGTTATCCCGGCTGAGTTTCTGGAAGAAATGGGGCCTTTGAGCGGAACAGGGCGATCGCTGGTGGTGTTTACTGCAGGATACAGGCCGCGTCGTAATGACGTGGTGATTTTTGAAGGGGAGGAATTCCATCTTACCCGTCACGAACGCTTTAACGGCAAACCGCGCATCTTTATCGAGTAAGCAGGAGGGAGTATGTCGATTAAGGGGCTGGAGCAGGCCATTGCTAATCTGAACAGCATCAGTAAAAGAGCTGTACCGCGCGCTTCCGCCCAGACGGTGAACCGTATCGCCACGCAGGCGGTCAATCGCAGTGTGTCCGCTGTCGCGAAATCAACCCGCGTTCCCCGAAAACTGGTCAGGCAGCGTGCACGGATACGTCGGGCTACGGTGGAGAAGCCGCGCGCTCTGATTCGCATAAACCGCGGGAATCTTCCCGCTATCAAACTGGGACCATCCAGTATGCGTCTGTCACGGCGTAAACGTGATAAGTCAGGTACGAACAGTGAGCTGCGTGTGGGGCGTTTTCGTTTTCCCGGGGCCTTTATTCAACAACTGGCAAACGGTCGCTGGCATGTCTTGCGGCGTACCACAAAGAGTCGGTATCCCATTGAAGTGGTCAGTATTCCCCTTTCCGTTCCTCTGACCGAAACGTTCCGGGCTGAAGTGCCAAAACTTATGGACGAACGTATGCCGCAAATTATGCGACAAAACCTGTCTAACCAACTGAGGCTGATCCTTAAACGATGAAAAACAGTGATATCCGCAAAGCCGTACTAACCGCGCTCCAGCGCAATATCTCAGATGCAGTGACATGGTTCGATGGGCGTCCTGGGTTTCTGGATGAGCAGGATCTTCCGGCGGTTGCGGTTTACCTTTCTGACGCCCGAGCCTCGGATGAAAGTGTTGATGAAGATATGTGGACAGCCGTGCTGCATGTTGAGGTGTTTCTAAAAGCCACGGCTACAGACAGTGCTCTGGATTCCTGGATGGAGGACCGCATCTATCCGGCAATGGCTGATGTTCCCGAACTGGCAAATCTTCTCGAATTGATGGCGTCTCAGGGGTATGACTATCAGCGCGATGAAGAGGCCATGACGTGGGGATCTGCCGACCTCAGTTATTCCATCAGCTACATTATGTGAGGACGTAATGACTACACCAAACCCACTGGCGCCGGTAAAGGGTGCCACCACCACGCTCTGGATTTATTCCGGATCGGGTAACCCCTTCGCCAACCCATTATCGGATGTTGACTGGACGCGCCTGGCAAAGATTAAAGACCTGCAGCCCGGTGAACTGACTGCCGAATCAAACGACGACACCTATCTGGACGACGAAGATGCCGACTGGACTGCTACCGCGCAGGGGCAGAAATCGGCGGGGGAGGCCAGTTTTACGCTGGCCTGGAAACCTGCCGAGAGCGGGCAGCAGGATCTGGTTCGCTGGTTTGATGACGGTACCGTGCTGGCGTACAAAATCAAATACCCGAATGGCGCCATCGATGTGTTCCGTGGCTGGGTAAGCAGCCTGGGTAAAACGGTGACGGCAAAAGACACCATTACCCGTTCTGTCAAGATCAGCAACAACGGCAAACCAGGTCTTGCTGAAGACAGCGCTGCTGCAGCGATTGCCGTAACCGGCGTCAGCCTGGATAAATCGACCACCACCGTTGCGGTTGCTGCCACCACCACGCTGAATGTCACCGTGGCGCCAGCCAGCGCAAGCGATCCATCTTTCCGGGCCACCACCACGGATGCAGGTAAAGCCACAGTGACTGTCGCCGGTACGGTTCTGACAGTAACCGGCATTGCCGCCGGAACCGCCGACATTATCGTGATGACCAACGACGGGCTTTTTGTCGCGACCTGTAAAGTCACCGTTTCCTGACTTCCGGGGCTGTGGCCCCGCTTTCCGGAGTAACCCATGTTTTTAAAAAGTGAGCCGTTCGAACGCAACGGTAAGACCGTCACGCTCTACGAACTGTCGGCGCTGCAGCGTATTGAGCATCTTGAACACCTGAAGACGCTGGAAAGTATCACCGATGCCGACATGCAGGCGGCGATGGATATGACGATTAAATCCGGCGCACTGCTGGTGGCCATGTCTTTATGGCATGGACATCCCCTGAAAGGGACGCACAAAACACCGAAAGAAGACGTTGAGCAGATCCAGAATGAAGTGCTGATGACCTGGCCGCTGGAGATTGTTTCCGCTGCAGAGTACAGCGTGAAGCTGTTATCCGGCATGGTGCCGCTGCAGGAAGCGAATGATCCAGAGGATATCGCTGTGACTGAGCCGGTCAGTCTGGAAAAGTCCTCGCCAGCGAGCTGACATTCGTCCTGAAACTGGCGCGTGAATTTCGCCGCCCGGACTGGCGCGCCATGCTTGCTGGTATGTCGTCAACGGAATACGCCGACTGGCGAACGTTCTACCAGGACAATTTTTTTAATGATGCGCAACTGGATGCACATTTTTCCTCGCTGATGCATATCGTCATTACCGCGCTTGACCCCAAAACCACATCAACCCCTGCCAGCTTCAGCCTGCTTTCACCTTCTGCGGAGGATATTGCCGATGATGAACCTGGTGACGCTGTGCTGATGGCAAAGGCCGAGGGCATTTCAGGAGGTGTTCGCTATGGCCCAGACGGCAGTGGGTGACCTGGTCGTTAACCTTGACGTTAATTCGTCAAAGTTCAACGAGCAGATGGAGTACGTAAAAAGGCAGTTTAAGCAGACGGGTTACGCAGCGAATGACTCGGCGCTGAAGGTGCAGCAGTCATTTACCCGCCAGGAGAGCGCCGCGAAGAAGGCCGGCATTTCTGTAGGACAGTACAACGCGGCGATGCGTATGCTGCCTGCGCAGTTTACGGATATTGCCACCCAGCTGGCCGGTGGGCAGAGTCCGTGGCTTATCCTGCTGCAGCAGGGCGGTCAGGTGAAAGACTCCTTCGGCGGTATTATTCCGACCTTTCGGGAGTTGCTGGGCACCATATCGCCGGTGATGGTAGGTGTTGGCGCGCTGGCTGCCGCCACTGGAGCGGTGGTTTACGCCTGGTATCAGGGCTCGTCCACGCTGTCTGATTTCAACAAAACGCTGGTCCTGTCCGGTAACACTGCCGGGCTGACCTCAAACCGCATGCTGGTGCTGGCGAAATCCGGCGAGCAGGCGGGACTCACGTTTAACCAGACCAGCAGCGCGCTGACGGAGCTGGTCAACGCCGGAGTGCGTGCCGGTGCCCGGTTCGATGAGATGAGTCAGGCGGTAGCGAAGTTCACCGATGCGTCGGGCGTGCCGGTCGACAAGGTGGCAGCGGCATTTGGCAAACTGACGAATGATCCGACTTCAGGCCTTATTGCTATGGCGCAACAGTTCCACAACGTTACCGCGGAACAGATTGCTTATGTGGCGCAACTGCAGCGTGCCGGGGATGAGGCCGGGGCTCTACAGGCAGCTAATGATGCGGCGACGAACGGTTTTCGCGAACAGACAAAGAGCCTGCGCGACAATATGGGGTCGATTGAGACTGCTGCCGACAGCCTGAAGCGTGCCTTTAAATCGATGTGGGATGCGGCGCTCGATATTGGGCGGCCTGACACCACGCAGGAGATGGTTGCCAAAGCGGAAGCGGCCTTTAAGCGGGCGGATGAAATCTGGAATCTGCGTAAAGGTGATGGTTATGTCAATGATGATGCGCGCGCCAGCTACTGGAACGATCGGGAGTCTGCCCGCCTTGCACTGGAAATGGCTCAGCAGCAGGCCAGTGTGGCAAAGGCAACTGAGGATAACGCCGCCCGCGAGGCAGTGATTGAATCTGACCGCCAGAAGTATGCCGCGCAGGCGCAGGCTGCATATTCAAAGACCGAATCAGCTTTGGATAAATTTACGGCAAAACAGAAAGAATATAATCAGGCCATCAAAGACGGACGTATCCTCCAGGCTGATTACAACATTCTGATGGCAGCCGCTAAGAAGGAATACGACGACTCGCTGAAGAAGCCTAAAAAACCGTCAGCAGTGAAAACGCCAGCAGGCGTGAAAAGTGTCGATGCAGCCAGCGCGCAGACGCTGGAGCTGGAGGCGCAGTTACGCACTCTGCAGGAGCATAAGAGCATCACTGATACCATCAGCCAGCAGCGGCAGGAATTGTGGAAACAACAATCCCGCTTTTCGGTGCTGGAAGAGGCCGCCAAAAAGCGCGCGCTGACCGCCGATGAAAAATCGGTGCTGGCGAACAAAGACGAGGTACTGGCGCGGGCCGAAGTGAATGCCCGGCTGGGCGATCAGATTGTTGCCCAGGAACGGTTAAACCGCCTGCAGGACAGCTCGCAGAAGTACGTTACCCAGATTGGGGAGAAGACCCGAGCGCTGGTGGCCGGTGGCAGCATGAGTAGCCGCGGCGCGCAGCGGCAAAACGAAGAGGCACAGCTGCGGCAGGGCTGGATGAATGCCGGTGGTACGGACACCGATCAGGGTTATCAGAACGAACTGGATGCACTGAAGAAATATTATGCCGCACAGGACGAGCTCCGCGGCAACTGGCAGGCTGGGGCGAAATCAGCGTGGGCTGACTATGCCGATTCAGCAGCTGATGCCTATGGTTCGATGAAGTCCGCTGCTTCAGCCACATTCGATGGTATCAGCCAGAATATGGCCGATATGCTGACGACAGGGAAAGCAAACTGGGCAGATTTCACCCGTTCCACGTTGTCGATGCTGACGCAGATCCTGATGAAGCAGGCCATGGCTGGCCTGGTCAGTTCTGCCACGTCAGCGCTGGGTTTTGCTGGCGGTGGTTATACCGGATCCGGCGGCAAGTATGAGCCTGCAGGTGTGGTGCACCGTGGAGAGTTTGTCTTTACGCAGGAGGCCACCAATCGAATCGGTGTCGGCAATCTTTATCGCATGATGCGCGGTTATGCGACTGGCGGTCTGGTCGGGGGGAGTGGCGGTGGCGTTGCTTCTCCTTTTGGCGTCAGCGTGTATGCGCCGGTTTCGGTTACAACAGGCCAGGATGATTCCGGTCAACAGAAAGGAAGCGGCGATGCGCTGGGGAAAGCCTATCAGCAGGTGATCAACAGTTCCATCAGGGAAGGTATCACCAGAGAGGTCCGTCCTGGTGGGATCATCTGGAATGCGACAAAACAGAGGTAATCAATGGCGATCGAGCATTTTGCATGGCGGATTAAAGCATCCAGCCAGCCGACCCTGAAAAGTAAGGATACCGTCCGTACGGCGCAGTTTGGTGATGGCTATAAGCAGGTGTCAGGTGCCGGGATGAATGATGAAACGCTCAGTTATGAGTTTTCATTTACCGGCGAACCGCAAACCGTCCGGGATATTTATGCTTTCCTGCGGCGCCATAAGACGAAATCCTTTTCGTTTACCCCGCCAGGCGGTGATCTTGCGCTGTGGCGTGTTGAGGCAGACAGCCTGCAGCGCGTCACCAAAAGTAAAACGGTGGAAACCGTATCAGCCACCTTTGAACAGGCGTTTGCACCATGAGCTTAAACAGTGATTATCAGAAACTTGAGCCGGGCAATGTTGTCCGGCTTTTTGATGTCGATGGCACCGCATTTGGTGTTTCCGACGTTCTCCGCTTCCACGCCCACAACATTGCCCACACTCCCGATGAAATTGCCGCTGCTGGTGGAGATGAAAATAAGCTACCGGCGAAATCGATCTGGTGGCAGGGGCAGGAATATAAAGCCTGGCCCTGCCAGATCGAGGGTATTGAGACGGCGACCGACGGGACCAACGCGCAGCCAACGCTCTCGGTCGCTAACCTGGACAGTTCCATTACGGCGCTGTGTCTTGCTTATGATGACCTGCTGCAGGCAAGGGTCACGATTCATGACACGCTGGCGCAGTATCTGGATGCGAAAAACTATCCGGAGGGCAACCCGTCAGCGGATCCGCAGCAGGAAAAGCTGAAGGTGTTTTACATTGACGCCAAGAGCACTGAAACCAACGAGGTGGTGGCGTTTACGTTGTCAAGTCCAATGGACCTGCAGGGGCTGATGATCCCGACGCGCCAGCTACATTCGCTTTGTACCTGGTGTATCCGTAACAAATACCGCTCAGGTGATGGATGTGACTATGCCGGAACGCGTTATTTCGACAAGCACAACAACCCGGTTAACGATCTGTCACTCGATGAATGCCCCGGTACGCTCACTGCGTGCAAGTTGAGGCATGGCGAGGGGAACGAGTTGCCGTTCGGTGGCTTCCCTGGCACATCCCTGATCAGGAGCTGATATGCGTCAGAAAATTATCGACGCCATTATGGCGCATGCTGCTGCTGAATATCCGCGTGAATGCTGCGGCGTGGTGGTGCAAAAAAGCAGGGTGCAGCGGTACATTCCCTGCCGTAATCTGGCAACCGATCCGACAGAGCATTTCCACCTGTCGCCGGAAGATTACGCCGCTGCCGAAGACTGGGGAACAGTGATTGCCATTGTCCACAGCCACCCGGATGCCACGACGCAGGCGAGCGAACTGGATAAGGCACAGTGTGACGCTACGTTACTTCCGTGGCACATCGTCAGCTGGCCGGAGGGGGATCTGCGTACCATTCAGCCGCGGGGCGAGCTGCCGCTACTGGAGCGCCCGTTTGTGCTCGGTCACTTCGATTGCTGGGGGCTGGTGATGAGTTATTTCCGGCAAACGCACGGCATTGAGCTGACGGATTACCGCGTGGATTATCCCTGGTGGGAGGATAGTTACCCCGAAAACTTCTACCACGATTGCTGGTATGAATGCGGATTCCGTGAATTCAGTGGCGTACCGCAGCCAGGTGATATGGTTATCATGCAGGTCCAGGCTAATAAGTGGAACCATGCAGGGATCCTGCTGGAAGGCAATATGCTACTCCACCATCTTTATGGCCATTTGAGTCAGCGTGTGCCTTATGGCGGCTACTGGCAGGAACGGACGATGAAGGTTCTACGGTATATGTCTCTGTGCTAACCTTTTGCAAAACCAAAGGGGATAGGGATATGAAAAAGACTTTGCTGCTTCTAATCGCAATAGCTGTTGTGGGCTGTTCAACTGAACCAGTTCTTCCACAAAATGCAAAAGAAGTTGATGCCGCGGTTGAATTTCATCAAAAACCAAATACGACAGAAGTTACCATCATTCGTGATAAAGGGTTTGTAGCTGGAGGGTGTGCTATCACATCCTATGTGAATGGCGTGCCAGTTGCTGAACTTGAAACAGGGGAAAAAGTTAGAGCTTATTTACCAGCGGGTGAAATAATTATTGGTGCTGGATTCGCTGGAAAGGGGCTATGTAGTGGAGCACCAAAAAAAGAGCGGGAGTTTATAATCAAACCTGACACACCGAGGGTGTTAAGAATATTCACGGATCAAAGTGGTAATGTTGATATTTTACCAATGACTGTAAATTGAAATATATTAAATATGTAGAACCACCTTCGGGTGGTTTTTTTATGGGAGTAACAAATGCAAGAAGTAATGACTCAAATTGAGCTACATGGGCCTTTGGGAAAAACCTTTGGTAAGGTTCACCATCGATTGATTAGCACTACTCACGAGGCATGCAGGGCGCTATCTGCCACTATTAAAGGCTTCGAGCAGTACATGCACACCAGTAAACAGCGAGGTCTGACCTTTGCGGTATTTCGTGGAAAGAAAAATATTGGGGAAGATGATTTAGGTTTCCCGGTGACTGGTGAAGTAATCAGAATTGTTCCAGTTACTATAGGTAGTAAAAAATCCGGTGTCCTTCAGACAATCCTAGGCGCAGTATTAGTAGCTGTTGGTGTAGTTCTAAATTTTACGCCTTTTGCAGCGGCCTCGCCTTTCTTCTATCAGGCTGGTGGTGCGTTGATCATTGGTGGCGTTGTTCAAATGCTTTCACCTCAACCGTCGGGTCTTGCCAGTAAGCAAAGTGCAGATAACCGCGCTTCATATGCTTTCGGTGGGGTGACAAATACTGCCGCACAAGGTTATCCGGTCCCGCTTCTTTATGGTCGCAGACGCATTGGCGGGGCGATCATCTCTGCTGGTATATACGTCGAAGACCAGCAATAACCAAAATAATCTTCCTCTCAGGCTACCAGATGGTGGCTTTTTTATGGGCGCAATATGGCTACAACAACCCAGATTAAAGGCCGCAAGGGCGGCAGTTCCAGTTCCCGAACCCCTACCGAACAGCCTGATGATCTGCAATCTGTAGCGAAGGCTAAAATCCTCGTTGCGCTTGGGGAAGGGGAATTTGCAGGGCAATTAACCGGAAAAAATATCTACCTGGACGGCACGGCGTTGGAAAACTCCGATGGCACCAAAAACTTTAGCGGCGTGACGTGGGAATTTCGCGCGGGAACTCAGGCACAAAATTACATCCAGGGCATTCCCGGTACCGAAAACGAAATCAACGTTGGAACTGAAGTATCAAGCGCAACAGCCTGGACGCGTACTTTCACCAACACCCAACTATCAGCCGTTCGCCTGCGACTGAAATGGCCTTCTCTGTTTAAGCAAGAGGACAACGGCGATCTGGTAGGGTATTCCATCAATTATGCAATAGACCTGCAAACTGATGGTGGGACTTGGCAAACCGTTCTTAATACCAGCGTAACCGGCAAAACGACGTCTGGTTATGAGCGCAGCCACCGTATTGATTTACCGCAGGCTGGCAGCACCTGGACAATCCGACTGCGTAAGATTACCGCTGACGCAAACAGCGCCAAGATCGGCGACACGATGACGCTGCAAAGCTTCACGGAGGTGATTGATGCCAAGCTGCGCTATCCGAACACCGCGCTGCTGTACATCGAATTCGACTCAAGTCAGTTCAATGGTTCGATTCCACAGATATCCTGTGAACCACGTGGCCGAGTGATCCGAGTGCCTGATAACTATGACCCCGATACGCGGACTTATAGTGGTACATGGCAGGGCGCGTTTAAGTGGGCCTGGACCGATAACCCGGCGTGGATATTTTACGATCTGGTTATTACCGATCGCTTTGGTCTGGGTAATCGCCTGAGTGCAGCCAACATCGATAAATGGACGTTGTACCAGGTATCGCAATATTGCGATCAGCCGGTACCGGATGGAAAGGGTGGAAGCGGGACAGAGCCACGCTATACCTGTAACGTCTATGTTCAGGACAGGAATGACGCTTACACTGTGCTGCGTGACTTTGCGGCTATATTCCGGGGTATGACGTACTGGGGCGGCGATCAGATTGTTGCGCTTGCCGATATGCCGAGAGATGTGGATTACGCTTACACCCGCGCTAACGTTATCGACGGACGCTTTACCTATTCCAGCAGCACGACAAAAACGCGGTATACCACCGCGCTGGTTTCCTGGTCTGATCCGGGTAACGCCTATGCGGATGCGATGGAGCCGGTATTTGAGCAGCCTCTGGTGGCCCGGTACGGATTTAATCAGCTGGAAATGACAGCCATCGGCTGTACCCGTCAATCAGAAGCGAACCGAAAGGGGCGCTGGGGTATTCTCACCAACAATAAGGATCGCGTTGTTTCGTTTGATGTTGGCCTGGACGGAAACATTCCGCAGCCGGGATACATCATCGCCGTGTCAGACGAGCTTCTGTCCGGCAAAGTTATGGGCGGCCGCATCAGTGCTGTTAACGGTCGCGTGATTAAACTTGACCGCGTAGCTGATGCATCAGCAGGCGATCGCCTTATTCTCAACCTTCCCTCCGGCGCGTCACAGAGCAGAACTATTCAGGCGATTAACGGGGAATCAGTCACAGTCACCACGGCATACAGTGAGACACCACAGGCCGAAGCTGTATGGGTGGTTGAGTCAGATGAACTCTACGCCCAGCAGTATCGAGTTGTCAGCGTCTCCGATAATGATGATGGCACTTTCTCTATTACCGGCGCATGGCATGACCCGGATAAATATGCCCGTATCGATACCGGAGCCATCATTGACCAGCGGCCCGTGAGTGTAATCCCGCCTGGTAACCAGTCGCCGCCGGCTAACATTGTGATCAGCTCGTTTTCAGTGGTGCAGCAGAATATCAGCGTCGAAACCATGCGTGTGAGCTGGGACCAGGCGCAGAATGCTATCGCCTACGAGGCACAGTGGCGCCGCAATGATGGTAACTGGGTAAACGTGCCGCGCAGCTCCACCACCTCATTTGATGTATCGGGTATTTATGCAGGGCGCTACCTCGTGCGTGTGCGTGCCATTAATGCCGCTGAAATTTCCTCTGGCTGGGGCTACTCCGAAGAGAAAACGCTGACGGGCAAGGTGGGAAATCCACCGAAACCTGTCGGCTTTGCGACAACGCCGATCAACTGGGGGATTCGCCTGAACTGGGGATTCCCGGCTAATACCGGGGACACGCTGAAAACGGAAATTCAGTACACCGCGAACAGTGATTTCTCAAATCCCCTTTTGTTGTCGGATGTGCCTTATCCGTCTGCCGAATACACCCAATTGGGGCTGAAGGCGGGGCAGGAATTCTGGTACCGCGCGCAGCTGGTAGACAGAACGGGTAATGAATCAGGCTGGACCGACTGGGTTCGTGGCCAATCCAACGCGAATGCTGACGACTACCTGGGCGATATTGCTGATGACTTCCTGACTTCTGCAGACGGTGACCGCCTGACAAGCGACATTGATACCAACCTGGAAGCCGCGTTGCAGAATGCGCTGGCCACCCATGGAACGGTGGAACACCAGTGGGCGCAGTACGGCGAGGTACGCGCGGATATTCTGGTGGTTAAAACGACCATTGCGCAGGTCGATAAGGCCATGGCTGAAATGTCGACGCAGGTGCAGGCGCAGATTAAAGATGTAACCGCCTCGCTTGAGGATAAGCTCACAGCCACTGTTGACGCTACAAGTGCTACGGCCATTCATACCCTGAAAGTCGGAGTGCGCATCAACGATATTTTTTACGGTGCCGGGATGTCGATTGCGGTGCTGGCGGAAGCGGGTAAGCCGGTAGTCACCCGCGTCGGATTTAACGCTAATCAATTCGTCCTGATGAGTGGCAGCGGTGATACGCAATATTCACCCTTTGCTGTTGTTAATGGCCAGGTGTTTATCAGCGATGCGTTTATTCAGTATAGCCAAATCACGCTGGCAAAAATTGGCGAACTGCGCTCCGCTAATTATGTTCAGGGACAAACGGGCACCATCATGAAATCGGACGGAACGTTTGAAATGAATGGGGCAGTTTCCGGGGAGGGTGCAACGAAAATGACCAATCTGAATTACAGCGTTAAAGATGGCAATGGCGTTCTCCGCGTGCAGATTGGCAAATTAACAGGGGTATTCTGATGACATGGGGAATTCAGACATGGGACGCTGACGGTGTCCCGAATAACTATGGCATTAAACCTGTAACCGTGGTGGGAATCATCGATCTTGCTTTAGGTCAGAAAACGGGAAGCTACCAGTTCAACCTCGAGCCCGGTTTAAAGGTTGGTTTTGCGGTTGGTACTCTGGAGGATAAAGGGACAATAAGTTACACAGATAAAAGAAATATTATTGCATCAGGAAACACCATAACGATACAGCCTTCAGGTAGTGATGGGATTAATGATTACCCGGCAGTCAAAGTGCAGTTAATCGTTTTTGCGGAGACTGCGTAGATGGCTAAATATGGCGCATTGATTTCATTACCTAACGGGAACCCTTTTATCACGCCTGATTCCACACCAATGACGCTTTACCGAAAAGTAACGGTAAACTCAACTTTTGGGGGGAATTTTAACAGTGCTTCGGCGTCCGTTACTATCGACGGTCAGAAGGGAGGGATTGCATTTGCACGAACCAGCACCCCGGCGAAAATATCAGCTTCAAAAAGTGGCAACACGTTCAGTGTTGATGCGTCTAATTACAGGGGATCGGCTTTTGTCCTTGAGGCCTATTTTTTTGCCATATATCCGCTTACCCTTCCGGCCTGGGGTGTGGCTATATGGGATGCCGAAGGGACACTGGTACTTACGAATGAGTCCCGGGTATTAAGCGACCTTACAACTATTGGTTCACCAGGTGCTGTAAGTGGTGGGCTTAACATTGATACATACATGGCAGGCAAATGGGCCGTAAATCCGATGGGGCTGGGATCTGTTCTCCTTCATGCTGGTTCGGCACCCGGTGGACAGCCAATCATTCAGTCTGTGGATGTGGGTACAGGTTGCTTCAATGAAGGTGCGGGAACGAGAATAAAAGGACTTACATCAACAACAGCAAGCGGCTCTTCAATCGGTACGACAAATAGTGGAATTGTGATAACGGCTATAAACACAGCTGCATATGATTAA